AGTTGCAGACACGTTAGAGTGAGCTAAGTTCATAGCAACTACTTCAGCATGTCTTGCTTTTGTAGAAGCTGTTCCCTTTGCAACCTTTTGGAATTTTACGCTAGAACCTGACACACCATTTACAGTTCTTACCAGATTTTTTAGTTTAGAACCCATGCGTTGATACGCCATGTGAACTTCTGATTCAAACTGAGTAATAAATGCATTAGTAATTGTACTAGCCATTTTTTATCTCCATAAGTTAAGGTTTCGATTGTCTTTCGAGCTGGTTGAAAGTTATCCAAATGGGCAATCGTCTTAACTCTAAAGGTCTTGAGGGATTAATGACTAATCAAGAGATTTTTCGCAACGCACATTTATTATTTCCTCTATGCACCCACGAGGAATAATAGTTGTACGCCCTACTTCTGTATCACCAATATCTTCAGGTATATCAGCTGATATTTTTATATCCGTATCTGTTTCTTGTGCTATCCATCCTACACTATGAATTACAGAAGAATGTGTTTTAAGAACATCTGCCATATCGTGCCATGTACCTGAATCTACTTCTCTTGTATCTCGCCAAATTACTTTGACTAATTTATTCATCATACTTGTTCAAACAATTTAGATACACGAGCAATATATGCTGGGTCTTTATCGCCATCTTTCCAATAACGAGGGTCTTTCATCATAGAACGTAAATCATTTAAGGAAGGTTTACTATCAACGGCTGTAGGAGTTTGAGGCATAACAGCACTTTTATTTAACGCCATTATTTCTTCTAATGCTTTTACCCCTTCTGCTGTTGAGGATAATTTAGCTACTGTTGAATACGCATTTTCGGATAAATGTTTTTTTGCCCATAAATCTGCTGATTCAATTCTATCTTTTGCATTATCACCTAATATTTGAATTTCTTGATCAATATTAGGAAGTCCATTAATCTCATTTTGCACAAATTGATTAATACCTTCATTAAATTGATCTTGCGATAATCCCATTGATCGAGCTGTTTCACCCCACCATTTAAGTAAAGGCTGATCTTCATGAACCTCCATATTTATATCTTCAGGTATTTCAGGCATTTTAATTTCATACTTTTCAGGAACATTGGCAGCTTTTTCTTGTTCAATATCTGTGCGTATCTGTTTTGTTAATTCATCTGTACGCTGTCCTAGTTTTTTTTCTAAAGAATTATATGATGTACTTAACGCTTCAACATTTGCCTCTCCAGTATCCTGATTCCAAAATTTCTCAGGTATGTATTCTGGTCTGGATGATTCTTCTTGTGTCGTTTCCTGTACTTTATCTTCTTCGCTCATTATTTCTTCTCCTGTAAATTAGCATTAATTCTTGATTGAATTATAGCGACTAAAAATCTTCTTCCTTCTAAATGGAATAATTCATTGGTAGACATATTTGGCCCAGCTACAGCTTCGGTAGTAATAGACTTTAAATATGTTAATACTGTTTTCCCATCATCCCCTTTAAAAACAGAACCAAATAATTGATTTAATTTTTTTTCTGTTTCTGGTGATCGTGTATAACCATCAATCGAATTGACTGGTTTAGACTGGGCTTTGTTGTCCTTGAGGGCTTCCCATGACGTCATTTGCTTCTCCTTCTAGTTGTCCTTGTTGTGCCATACCTTGTACTTCTTGGGCTAGAGCTTCTTGTTCCGTTGAATCTCTTAATAGTTTCTCAGGAATATTCATAAGTTTACCTATATGTCTTGCTACTTCATCTTGTTTAACAATAAGATTAAGAACTTGAGGGCCAAACGTAGTAGCAATAATCTCATGAAATCTATTTATGTCACTTATATCTTGTTGATATTGTGATCGTGCTAATGGTGATACAGCTTGTACTTTAACTTCTCTCCCATTAATAACTGGTAATTCTATTCTACCTTGATCTTTTAAAATTCTAATAACACGCCTTAAAACAGGTATAACAAATTCAGATTGTAACCTACCGAATGACGAACCAATTTGTCTTGATAAATCAGCCATACGTTCTGCAACTTCTGTAGCTGTCATTGGTGTACCTTCAGGTCTACCAAGTGTTTCCATATACAAAGCTTTTTTAATATTTTGACGCATATCCTCTAACACTAATTGTGCCACATCAAATCGTCCAGCCGTATTAATAGGTTGTAAACCTTTTGAGTTAGGAGCGATTGGAATTAGACTGCCAGGTACTAGCTGTATGTTATCAGGATTAACAATACCATCATCTTCTACTTGATATATTCCTGATATAGCCATTTGGGCATTTTCTAAAATTAATTGAATTGTAAGATTAGTAGTTTTAATGGCACTCATGGCATTAAAGATTGGGCCACGTCCATACACTTCGCCTGACGCTTTATTCCAACGGAAACAAACGTACGGATTAGCACCAACACCTTCAAATTCTTCTTCTAAAATTATAACTTTTTTATCAAGTAAAATGACACAATGTTTAAATTTTTCTACATTAGGTTCATCATATATTTGATAGACACCATCTATAATGGTGCATTTTTTATTTTCATCCATTGATTCCATTACATCATTTGGAATCTCAGCTTTAGGATACATAACTTTTATTTCATTTAGTTTGCATGATCTTTTTCTATAAACTGAATCAATTTTATTTGTTGGGCCGTTTGATAAACATACATGAGGAAGTGGTATAGCAGAAAATTTAACTGGATTAATAGCGTCACCTTCTTCAACTAACATAACACCAGTACCAACTGCTAAATCCATAAATGCTTCATGCACTTCTGAATTAAAATTACTGTTACCTATAATTTCAAAAATATATTGTGTAATATCATCTAAAGAAGAATTAACTTCTTCTATATTTTGTTCTGGTATTTCTATTCCAGCTTCAAAGTTTGCCCATCTTGCAAACGTAGGAACGATACCAGCTTGTAATCGACTAGCAAATTCTTGTATTCCTACTACTGCTGTTTCATCAAATATTTTATCGGTACGTTTTTGACCAGCTTCTTCATCATAAAAAGATTCGCGTTGAGGTAAGCAATATTCATATGCTTCTTCAAATTTATCTTTCCATTGAGCTTTTAAATTATCTGCTTCTTTGTAGCGTTTTAAAATAGCTTCTACTTTTTTATCTTCAGAAGTATTAGGTGATATATCTGTATTTGTGTAAACCATTATACGTAAAACGTCCTTTTCTTTGTTGATTCATCTTGCCCAGTACCAGCAAAAAATTTAGTTGTTGTTTTTGTTGTTTTAGATTTCTTTTTATTATTACTTGCTACTTCAGTTGTATCACCCATAGCTAAATTTGCTGTTTCAGTAGGCTGACCCCAAACATTAGTTTGATTATTAACGTGTGAAGCAAAATCTTTACCAGAACTCATATTAGCCTTAAAACTTTTTTTATAATCTGCATATGTTTTACTATTATAATCAGCAAAAGCCGCACCCATAACTGGAACACCTAAAGCGGCCATTGAACCTGTTGCTATCATTTTTAATCTTTTTTGTGATTCAAACATTTTTTCTGAAATAGGAACACTTCCCATAATAGATTTTTCTCCAATACCCATAGCTCCTGAATTACCATATTTTAATTTATATCCTCGTGATGTTAGGATAGGCATATTATTTGAATCTAATATTTTTTTACCATCATCTGTAGTCATGTAATAACCTTTAGAAGCTGGTTGATCTCCAATAAATCTACTAGCTTCTTTAGAAGCGTATCCACCATACATATCTTTTTCGTTAATTTGAATTTTTTGTTGTATTTTTTTAGAAGCTTCTTGAGCGTCAGATTGACGTTCATTTCTTTCAGCTTTATCTCTAGTTGATTGTTTATTGCCCATTAGGATAACATATTACCTTGGTCGTCATAAAAACCCTGACCACCAGCTTTAGAAAACATAGAACGAGAACCTATCATTCCTTTAGCCATTCTTCTTTTACGTTCAGCTCGTGCTTCTTCTTTTTTTATACGATCTTCTTCTTCTTGAGCTATTTGACGTTTAATAGCTTTATCAGTTTCCGTTTCTTGATATTTAGGTTTTCGTAAAATGCCCACTTAGTATCCTTTTGGTTTAGGCTTCGGTTTTGGTTTAGGTTTTTTCGCCATATTAATTCTAGCGTCCACAAAAATAGTAAAATTCATTTTTCGCAACGCACAAAATAGCTGATATGGAGTAAATAACCAAAATCGTCTTAGTCCTAACAGTCGTTGCATATAACTGACGCAACTATGTTCTTTAACCCACCACTCTCCTCTAAAGTTAGGTGTCTCTCTTTCATCTCCTTTGAGAACAATACCATGCAATCGTTTGATGTAACTTAATACTTTTTCTGATTGTTTTCGTGATAATATTTCCACATTAAGCCTTCCGTATAAACCTTCTACCATTACCCAACATTTATGTTCGGCATTAAACGTCATAGCTCCTACATGCGTAAATCCTCTCTTACGCCACTTGGTATACCAAGGAGGATTAAAAGGAGTATAGAAAAAGACTAGCCATTTAGTCCGAATACGTTCCAAGATTTCCTTTTTGGTTTGTTTATTTTGTCAAAGACGTTCCATGTTGTCTTTGCTTTTGTAGGATTAATTGTTTTTTTACCATGAATTAAGGTACGACCTTCACCAGCTCCCATTAATAAATATTGTAATGCGTCATGAACGTGGGAATATCTATTCTTATTAGGCTTTTCATCAAAGCGTTCGCCTGACGTTTGCATACGTCTATAATGATAGCCCCCATTAAAGCCTTTTTTGAGGTTTAAACATCTATCATCCAACATAAAACAAGGCTTCCCATCTGCCATTTTATTTAACATGGATTCAACTGATTCAATTCTAAGAGCAACATCATTAGAAGGTGCTGGAAAAGCTTTAATTCCAGCTTGCCTGAGCATTTGAAATGGCGTTCTTTCATCAGTTTGAGCTCTAAAATCTCCTGCTGGGTCGCCATATATTTCTAATTCATAGTTTCTGAAATATTTTGTAATATCTTGTTTCATCGCTTCAGCAAACCTGACAGCCCCCATATCAAAACATACCAATTCATGGAGTATCTGCCACCTACCAGTCACTAAACGCTGTCCAAAGACAGCACTAGGCGTTAATCCAAAGTCAATACCTACATAAACAGTAGAATTAGGGTCAGGAATAAGAGGTTCTTTTGCTAAATGCGTTTCTGCTCTCCAAGATGGATAGACAGGCTTTCCTTCTTCTAAAGAGCCTAACTTATTTAAGACATAAACATCAATCCATCCCTTAGTCTTTCCTTTTATGATGTTATTGTAATATTTCGGCGTTAAATTTTTTTTATTTTCAGCGTGTTCGTTATCTTCGTACCCAGTAAGGTCACCTAATTTATCTCTTTTCTCTTTCATGCCCCCACCTTGCGTATAAAAAGACCAATTATCAGGTTTAATGAGCATTAAAGCTTCATCCCTTGAAATATGATCTGGCACAGGTACGTCACCAGCCATTATTGGCCACCAATGATCTTCTTCTGGGGCGTTCGTATCGCAAATAACCCCATACCAAGAAGCACCACCTTCTCGCATAGAAGGAAAACGACCTACCCTCATAGTACAAGCGTCAATAATAGACTTAGGAATCTCTCTTGCTTCATTAACCCATACCCCAGTTAACTCTAAAGAAAGCAATTTCTTCACATCTTCAGGTCTATCAAGGGCTAGGAAGATAACCTCTAGGTCAATATCGCCCCTTTTTAAATGGTGCGTATAAGGTACTGACCACTTGAACTTGCCCCATACGTTCTCATCATACCAATCAAGCCATGTTTTAATAGTCGTGGTTTTAAGTTGGGGGTTCGTATTCCGAATAACTGCCCAACGTGATCTTCGAACTCCATCTTTATTCTTTTGTTGCTGTAGAGCTCTCCTAAATATTTCGACACAACAGGCAACGGACTTCCCACTTCCAACAGGCCCCCTTATTCCCCTAAAGAAGTCATCTGACTTCATAAATCCTTTTAGTACCTCGCCATACGGCTTGTAACTAAAATCCATTATTCTGTTTTTCCTGAATCAACTCCAGCTTTAATAAATTTTTCTACGACTTCAGGAGCAAAGCTCTCAATAAGCTTATCAGCTTCATAATCATTAATAAATTCTGTAGGGTAGTTCTTTAAGTGTATCTTTTTGACAACAGTTCTTAGTCTGTTTCTATCTTTGAGGGAGATCGTTTGGAGAAAACTCATGTTTGGTATCCTTATATAATTGTTTACGTAGGTCTGCCTTTTCTTCTAGGTGTCTTTCAAGGCTTTGGAGGAGTGTTTTATTTTGTTCTTTGAGGTCTTTGATTTCTTTTTCTAACTGTGTCATTGTCTTGTCCATTGTTTAGGGTGAAAGAAAATCACTCTAAAGATAAAAAAATATATTTGATACTCACATCCCATTACCGTGTACACCAACTAATCTGACTGCTCTAACGTGCTTTTTTTAAGCTCTAATGTTTGTCTAGGATATATATATGTAAACAACTACCATCTTTTTGCCCCCCCACCCCTCTTTGTGGCACAACTGTTATATAGACGAGCCGAGTAGTTTTTAATCACGAACTCTTGTTGCCTCAGTGTTTATGTTAAATCAATATTGATCTTTATATCACCCGTTACGTCGTGCTGTATGCGTTCTGGCGCTCTTACTCCAGCTCTATCCAATAGATCTCTTGACGCTTCTAGTTGCACGTATTCACTCTTGGCTTCACCTGATAATTGAATTAGTTTTTGAGAAGCCTGTACTGCCCCTAGTCCTATGGTATTAGCGACACGTTCCATCATGTACCTCTGTACGTGGGGTAATCGTAACGTTCTACTTGCTACTACTCTACCTGATTCTCCCTTTGCATATCCTACCTTTTGACTAGCTTCGGCGATACTACATCCTGTGGTTACGATAGTATCAACAAGGTCTTTCTGTTTCGTAGTCAGGTTATTCTTATTCATAACCCTTTAACACGTATAACTGCCTACATTTCATTGTCAACGAACATTACATTACATATTATTACACATCTATTCACATAGCTGTTCGTATATTCAGAAAAGTTCACTCGTGAGAGCGTTATCTATATTTGCAAACTGGAATCCTTGAGCTGAAGCTCATCCAGTTCACAAATCTAGACGCTCGTTCCCTTCTTATGTTCTTGACAAGCAAGAACCAAATAGAACACGAATCAGTTTTCTTCGAATATACTTTAGGTATTTTCTTTTCAAAAGAAAACACGATAAGCTATCCCATCCCCCTTATTAAATCTGGTAGGAATGGGAACCCAAGCTTATTGTGAAAAGAAAGTCACGGAACAGCCTAACGGCTGTACTCTCTCTCTTGTACCTTAACGATAACCGACAGGCTATCTAGTTCAATTGGCGCTAAAGTTCCTATCACTAATTAGTTCAGATTAGTAAACAGATTCTGACAAGCGTACACGCTTGAATCTATTTACGAATCTTGTAGCTAGGTAACCCAATCCCTATAGCTAGGGATTGACCTAACTGACACAAATTAGCAACAGGAATAGCTCGACTACTAAATCTTCTTGATCAGAATATTTAGAGTCTCCTAACCCCAGCCTGACTAGATTTCCTTGGTTAATCGTAAGATACAAGAGGTATCTTATTAAATTTTAAA